CTACTTGTTTATCTAATTCTTCAAATATTACTCCTCTATGTGGATGATGAATTAAAAATTCTTGTAATGATCTTTTTTCTTTTGGAACATGCAATGATCCATTTTCAAAAATAATATGAGATAATGTTACATTACCTTGTTGTTCATCTACAAATATACTTTTTTGGTTAGTAGCATATCTTAATTCTCTTTCATATCCAATCTCAGGATCAAACCATGTTAATGGATATTTACGAGTATGTCTACTAGGTATAGTATAAGTTAAAGGCTCTTTATTTCCAGTTAAGTAGTAGTGTCTATCTTTATATTCCCAAGTATCTTTTTTTACTTTAGGAGTTTTTTCTTTTGTTTCCATAATATAATATAATAAAATAATTAAAAAAGACCCCGCCGGAGCGGGATCTTGTTATTGTTAATCCAATTGATTACAATGCAGCTGAACCAGCAGCAGCAGAAGTAACAACCGTATCATTTTCAAGTAATAACGGTAAACTTCCTGGATTTTGTAGTGCTTCAGCCATCGCTTTGTAAAAAGCTGTTGTAATAGCAGCAACACTAGTAGTATTCGCATCTGGTATAGTAACGTTAACAAGGAATTGTCTTCCATTGCCTGTGTTAGATCCAGTACCTAACAAATAATAAATGTTAAGAATATGTGAACTACCTGGTGATCCACCAAAAGTAATCGCTTGAACACCATCTACAGGAATTAATATAAATTCTGCAGCAGCAGATGCAGTAGCATTAGCTGTAATTGCTTTAATGTAATTTGCCATAATTTCTAAATTTTAAAATGTTAATAAATTAAACAGCTTTGAATAACACAAAGTTATTAGCCGCTTGAGTTACTAAACATCTCTCAGTTAAGAAATGTACGTTCATAGCATCAACACCTGAAGTATAAGCTCCACCAACTGAACCAGTGATCCAGTTTTTGTATCTTCTATCTTCAGTTTCAGAAGCTCTATATCTCACGTGTAAGAAAGGACGTCTGATATTAGCACCTAACATTTGATCGTATACTGTAGAAGTTCCAGCAGGAATTAATACACCATCAATCGCTTTAGATAAACCTCTAGTTGAAGCATCATTTAGGTATTTCCAGTCAGTTTTATAGAAGTCATAAGAACCTCTTCTGAATCCAGAAAATCCAAAGTTAAGAGCCATTTCAGCTTCGTTATCGAATAAACCATAAGAAGCAGAAGCAGTAGAAGCATAACCTCCACCAGCCATAGCTGCAATCATATCATCAAAATCAAGAGCTGTTTGTCTTTGTAAGAAAAGCATGTTTTCTTCAATAGCACCTTGCTTATCTAAGTTTTTAAGGATTTCATCGAAATCACCCATTGCACCAGCTCCTGGAGCAGCAGCGCCTGCAAAACCTTGATAAACGTTACCTCTTGCTTCAATAGCAGCAAATAAACCTTGTGTACCTTTAAGATTAGCTGTCCACGCAGCTGTTTGTCCCGGAACAGCAGTATGTGCAGCTAACTCACCTTCAACCATTGCCATTTCCATATAGTCTTCAAATCTAAGTCTAGTTTCAGACTCAGCTTTTAAATACCAAAGGTAACCAGATGTTCCATCTTCAGTAGCTACTTCTACCCAACCAATTTGAGAAGCGTCTGATCCAGATACTCTATATTTATCTCTAATTATAATTGGAGAGTTGTTATACTCTTGAAATTCAGGAGTAATACTAGCCAAACCTGCATCATCAGATCCTTTTTCCCACTCAGAACCATATACAAATACAGAGATATCTCCAGCATTTGTTAAAGTATTGAATGAAGCGTTTATAGCAGCAGCAGCATAAGGCATTACTGTTATAGTAACCAAGTTTGCACCTGGAACACCCACAGCTGATACCTGAGTTACTAATGCTTTACCGGTAATTAAACCAGTAGCAGTGTCGCTATACATGATAGTTTGATTCACTTTTATCGCACAACTCGCTGATGCTGTAGCAGCACCTGCAGAGTTAATTGGTCCAGTAGCAGCTAGATCAATTATAAGAGTTGTACCACTACCGTAATAAGCTGTTTTATAAGCTACGTGTAATCTATTTTGTTCAGACCAAAGTACTTGGTCAGATGTCATTGGCATTTCAGCGCCAACCATTCTTAAGAAACCTGATAATGTTCTATTACCATATCTCTCAACTTCCTGCTCGTATAACTCAGGTAAATATTGCTGAGCCCAATCAGATGATCCATCAGCAAAATTTAAATAATTGCTTGTTAATGCATTCTGTACTGGAGCTGGAACTAAACTTGCAGGAAAACTCCCACTTGTTGTAAAACCCATAATTTTTAGTTTTTAGTTTTTATTTTTTACTTTTAAATTTCAACTTAGAACTATCTACACCATTAATTGCTCTTACTTTTAATCCATTAATATATACATCGCCAGAGTTTTGAACTCTTGGTTCGGCATTTATATTTTTAGATTTTGCCATTATATTTTTAGTAGCATCAGCTTTGCCTTGCTCGTAAAAATGATTAGCAATAGTATCAGCGTTCCTAGCAGCATAAATTGCTTTATGATAACCTGCAGTATCTGTTATTTCACCTTTTTCATTTAAGAACTTCTTAACAAAAGTGTTTAAATCAGACTGCTTATCAGCTACTTCTGAAGGATTATTAACGTTGTATCTAAATCTTTTTTCACCTAAGTTAAATTCAAAACCTTTGAATTCTGAGTTAAATAAATTTTTAGTTACATTAGTAAATTTATCTCTTCTTTGTTGTGCTATTTCTTGTTCTTTGTTGTATCTATTGAAAAAGTCCATTGCTTTTTGTTGTTCTTGAGTAACGCCCGGTCTCAACTTGATCTCGTCGTAATACTTCTTTTTCGTTTCCTCCAAAAAGTTTCTGGCCTTTGCAATTTCTTCTTTTTTCGCGAGTTTCTTTTTTCTTATATCGCGCTCCTCATCTATTTCTTCGTCAAAATTAAATTTATCTTCCATAATAAATTGAATTTCATCATGATCTAAATGAGGTTTAGTTTTTTTGTAATATTCTTGTAGTAAAGCTGTATCATCTATATTACTATAATCAGCATTTAACCTAACATAGTCGTTTATATCTCCGCCAGTTTCTTTCATAAAGTTAACCAGTTTTTCAACATTTTCTGGCAAATTAACTTTAGGTTGTATTTCTGGTTCTGGAATTTTAACTTCTTCTGCAGCTTTAGGTTCCTCAACTATTTCAGTAATAGTAGTTACTGGTTCTTCTTTTTTCTCTTCGGCAGCTTTTGGCTCTTCGGAGTGTGCATCTCCCACTTTTCCGCCATCTTTGGGAAGTTCTTGTACATCCACTTTCGCTGGGCTTGACTCTTGAACGGCATCTACTTTAATTTCTTGTTTTACTTCTTCCTTTTTAGGTTCTTCTTTTTTAGATAAATTTACTTTAACTGGTTCATCTTTTTTTGTTAATTTTTTAGGACGACCAGGTTTTTTCTTTATCTTAAATTCACCTTGCTCTAATTCTCCTGTAGGAGTTTCTTTTATTTCTTCTGACATAATATAATATAATAATTGTTTTTGTTTTAAGTGATTCTAAATGCACTCATGTCTAATCCTGCTGGATCATCTTGCTGCTCAAAATTTGTTGGAGCAGAATCGTTTTGTCTTTGGCTAATCATTTTACTTTGTTGACTAGCTTGTATTCTAGTTCGTTGATCTTTTCGATCTTCAATACTTTTTTCTTTTTTGTTATCTATTTCAACCTCCATGCTTTTTAATTGCATATCATATCCATATCTAAGCTCTAGCATTTGTTTTTCAATCTCTGCTTTCATTTGCATACGTTGCATTTCAAATTGAGATTTACCTTGTTCTATTTGTAACGTAGTTTCTGCTAACGCTTGTTGTTTTTGCATTTCCGCTAGTGCAGCTTTTTCAGATGCTTCTGCATTGGCTTGAGCTTGAGCTTGAATATTTTGTAATTGGATTTTCTCATCATACTCTTGTTTCTTTTTTCTTCTAAACTTAAGTAATTGATTTGCTAGTTTTAGATTTTTAACTTCTCTAATATCTATAGCATCTTCTAAATATATTGATTGAGTTTTTAAAGCGATTTGAATATTTTCTTCTAACTTAGCTTTTTCTTCTTCATCAGGTTCTAAATCAATAAATATACCAAAATCATGTATATTAAGATTAGCTAATTCATCTAGTGTGCCAACATTATATTTAGATATACTATTTTCTAATGCGTCTCTTGTAAATGGAAACTCTAATGAATCAGCAACTCTTAATGATATGTTTTCACACATTTTTAATGTTAAATATAAACCAGCTTGTAGTATATGTCTTGTTGCTGTATTACTATTAGCAGCAGCTAATTTTTGTAAACCTACTAATGAGTTTTTATCTGGATTACTACCGTCTCTAGCTTCATTTAAACCGGTCACATCTCTTATCATTTGTAAGTAGTACTGATAAGTCTGTGTTAGTGACGATATTTTAGATCCACCAGAGCCTGTTTGTAATTCTTGTATTGGAACTTTACCACGGTTTGGATCTCCATCTTGAGTTAATGATCTACCTACAATACTACCAGTTTGAAAATACATATTTAAAGCTTCAGCTGGATTATAGTTTGTACCATTACCTAAATCTACTTCTGCTAAACCATCCATATCTAAATAAACACCATCTGGTACCATTCTAGATAATACTTGTTGTATTTTTAAATGTGTTAATTGAATCATATCAGCAAAACCTGTAATACGATTTACTAATGAATCAATACGACCTTTATACATTCTAGGCGCGCATATTTGATAATTCATATTAACTTTCATAGTATTAGCAGTAGGTCGAGTCATATGTTCTGCTAACTTCCATTCAAGCATTAATGGATGACCTAATATTTTAGCTCCAGTGTACAATGTTTCTATAGTTCTAGATACTCTATCAAAATTATCACTTGGTGGTGGGTTAAAAAAGTCAGGTTTTTCTAAGGCTTTTTCTAACCCTTGATCGGTGTATTTTATTTTAAATACTTGATCGCTATAACTTTTATATTCAAAATATAATACTTGTACAGTAAGATCGTCTTTTCGACCATTATAGTTTCTTAAATAATTTTGATTACCTGGATACTTTTGTATTTCCTTCATTTCACTATCAGTCAAATTAGGAAATTGCATTTTTAAATCTGATAGTGTTATAGATTTAACTTCACCGGCATAATATATATCTTCAAAATTAGGGTCTTCAGTATATGAATATACTAAACAAGCAGGATCAACGTAATCAATTTTAACCCCTTGTGATCTGTTCCAAGATGTTTTTACAGCCCCAATACCTAACACTGTCAAGTCATAATTTAATCTTTGTCTAACTAAATCATATTTATTATTATCTAGTATATGATTAATAACTTCTTCTTCAGCTACTTCTACAGATTGTTTAAAATCCATTTGCATATGTACTTCTAACTCTTCTAGTGTTTGAGGAGTATCTGCAGCTGTCATAGAAAAAGCATCTACACCTAAAGTTTTTTGAGCTTCTTCTAAATATTCTCTAGCATTTATGTCAACCATTAGTTGATTAGCATAATCTGTTCTAGTTTTTAAACATGCTGGATCTTGAGCAAACGCGTTTATTTGAAAATTACGCTGCGACATTCCATTAACTACAATATCTACAAACTTAGATACTACAGGTACAGGTTTCCAATCTAAATTTAAATAAGATAAATCACCATTGATAGCTAATTCATCTTTATATTTTTGAACTGGTTGTTCACCTCTAGCATATAATCTTAATAAATTATAATTATTATAATTAGTGGTAGCATAACCCATATTAGGCCCTTGTCTAGAATTACTAAACCATTCACCTTCTATAGCTCGACCTACTTGTAAACCATAATCTAAACTTGCTTTCTCTGCATCTGGTACCACCTGATCGGGAAAAGAACTATTGCTATTAGTATAAATCATTTATTTATTTTATTATTTTTGAAACTTGACCATCGTTATTATATCTTCTAATACCAAGCTTAATAGGATTTTTTTGTCTTACTGCTACTGGTCTGTATTTATTTTTATTACAAGCCATAATAGCAAGTCCAGAACTAATTGAAGCATCATGCTTTGTTCTATTATTAATATTGAATTTTGCCCAATCTTCTAAAGTACGTTGCATATACATATCACCATAGTTTTCTCCTAAAAATCCAACATGATCTTCAATGTATGTTTCTATTGCAGCCGCATGTGCTTGTTTAATATCTTCACTTGAGTTAGGTATACCACCTATTTCTCTTTCTGTTGTAGATAACTTATTCCAAACCCTATCAGGTCTATTCATTGAAAACCCTCTATAACCTCTACGTTTTAAATAATATAAAAGCCTAGGTTTATTGTTTTCACAAAGTAAAGGCATACCATAAAATACTAAAGCCATAAGTACATCTTCAAAAAATATTTCAGCTGTTTGTGGTCTAGATATATACTCTAAAAAAAAGTGGTTTGGTGGAGCGTCTTCCATTGAAAACTTACTTAGTCCATGTAATGATCCATTAGAGCCTTTACCATCGACAGTGCCACTAATATCGTAACTATCACACCCAAAAGCTCCAAGATGTTCATTTCCAGGATATTTAATGCCATTTTTTATAATTACATTATTTTGTAAGTTTTTAGGTGGAACCCATGATATAAAAAACCTACCATCTTTATTAGGATAAAATACAACTTTTGTATCTTTAATTCCATTTTGCCATTGGAAACTTCCTTTTGTTACTGATGCTATATTATGAACTTCTTCATTATAATCTATTTGTTCATATATTTTAACAAGATTAAATAATGACTCTTTAGTTTCATCTCTAAAAGCATGTTTTTCTGTACGAGGAAATTGTCTATAAAATTCGTTTAATCCGTCTTGATCTTGTCTAAGTCCTTCTGCTTCGTTTTCCCAGTGTTCGATGACTCCGATGTTAATTTCTTCTCCATCAACTCCAATGACTGGAGTTTGTGGTGTATCGAAG